TACTTGTGTCATTCATGAGTCCTAGTTCGCACCCAGGTTAGCCGACTAGTCCAGATGAAGAGGACGCGGATCTTCTCTAATAATAACAGATAGTTATCAATTACCTGCATCGAGTCGGGGTATTATCAGTAAAGAGAATCCCTTTAGAGTTTCCTCAAAGGAGCATCTCTCATGGCTTGGTTGAGCGTACGCCACATCTTTACCCACCTAGGCTCTAACGACGCCACCTTAGCCTCTTTTAACGGAGACTTCGGCTTAATCGAAAGAACTTCGGCAGGGATCGACGCGGCTACCTTCTCAACCGCCTCACACGCCTCCAGAAGGCTGTTTAATTCCTTCTCGCTTGGCATTACTGAGCCACTGAGTTTCGAGACCATTAACTTAACCTCGGAATAATCCCAATCAAATGTAGATTGGAGATCCTCAATAATATAATCCCGCCACCAACGCTGGCAGTCCTCTAATGAGCGACCCTTGGGAGGGAAGCCCATGTTGAGATTAAGCTCAAACTTCGAAAGTATACGCGCAAAGCGCGCTTCCAATCTAGGTAAGAACACCTGCTTCACATATAGCAGAAGTGATTTTTGAACTGAGTCTCTCCCCTTGACAGTGGGGTTCCGAGACTTCACATTCCCATATGAAGCCCCAGTAAGCCACTGGAAAGTAGAGCCTACACTACGTATTGAGTTAGGCCGGCTAATTAAGATTAACACTGAGCGCAATTTACGAGGTAAACGCACATACAGACGGTTTCCCGCTGCAGATGCGCCCCTCATACCCACACCCAGGTAACGTGCAATCCGGTAAACCGATGTCTTACTTCCTGTCAAATTCTCACATGCCCGAATTACTTCAGGCACGAAAGAAACCCCAAGTAAGCCCACCGCCGCTCCAACCAATGGAAAAGGAGTTACCTCCTTTCCACGGAAGAAGAAGCGTTTGGCGAACTCGAGGGACAGGTTGTTTGATATTATGGATTTATGAAATCCTATATCGACACCAATCTCTTTCATGAACGCTACATACTGATGAG